GCCGATGCCCTTTTTTACTTCTGATTGGTCCCAGCCAATGCGGTCGCCCCAGCCTTTTTTACCGCGAGGGTTTTGGGCTTTACGCCAACCGGTCATAACTGTCGTGGGTACGTAACTTTTCGCGAGTGTTGCGACGGGCTGAACGTTTTCGCGTATTTCTTTGTCCATTGCTCGGCGCAATTCAGGATCGAACGCTTTTAGTTCTTTTTTTAGTTCGGCGTAACCTTTTACGGTTGTGTCGAAGTTGATTTCGTCGTAAGCGTTGCGGCGTTTTAGTGCCATCGTTTTACTTTTTCCCCATTTCGCGCGCCTGTTCTTTTAGCACGGTAACTATTGCCCAAAACACCGCGGGCGGTGCTTCGAGTAAATCATTGGGGGCAATGCCGGTCGCCACGCTTACGCGGGCGACCAGCAAAGTTAACGAGTCTCTAAAGGGACGGGTTTATCCTCGCCCGCTTCAATTGTTTCGATTGTGTCCAACCATTCGTCGAACGGTTTTACAACAATGCCGGCGCGGTGTGTTGCGTTCCATGCAACCCACGCGAGAGCCTCGTAGGACATCGCTTCCCCAAATAATTGGTTCATGCCTTTGCCGAAATGTCGTTCCGCGTGAACGATTACGGCGGGAGTTACTGAAATTTGATACGGCTCGCCCGTTATCGGTTTCACCGTTAGTCGCATCAATGCAGCCATTTTGTTATGCCGTCGCCTTTGTGATTGTGCCATCAACTGGCCAAGTAATTGAGGCCGAGGCTAGTTCACCCACCTGCGCGTCAAGAGGCATCCACTCGGTCACGAGTGCGTTGAATGAGTACGACGGGTTTGCGGTTCCGGTTGCGGTTCCGTTTGGTTTAACAACAACGGCGGCCGTTGAACCGATTAACGGATAGAGCGTGGCTTCAACCTGCGCGGCGCTGAAATCTTGGTAGAAATCTAACGCAACCGACGAATCTTCCAAGCCGGCAACGCGACGGCGGCCGCGATTTCCGAACGTTGTGGTGTCTAACTCTGCGCGAGTTGTTGACAGCGTGACCTTTGAAATGTGCGACGATAAATCAACGCCACCGATGGTCACGTTCGCTTGTGTAATGACAATAGCCATGGTTTATTTTTCCCCTTCGGGTTTTGTTTCGGTGGCCTCGCGGCCTTTGCTTGTTGTTTCAATGTGTCCGGTTTCGATTAAAAACTGGACATCTAATCCGGCGAGGTCGTCCTCGGTGAGGGTTTCGCCGGTTGTTCGGTTCGCTACGGGTAACGGACCGACGACTTTGTATTTTGCGTTTGCGCTCATTTTGTTTTCTCCTAAGCGTGTACGAACAAGTTGAACTCGGCAGAAATGTACGACGCGTCGCCGAGTGTAATGGGCCTAATTGAAACCATTTCCTCAACTTTTAACGTTTTCGCTTTTCCGCCCAATGTGGGGTCTGCTTCAATTGCGGCGCGAACGGAACCGGCGCCGGAATAACTTAGCCAAGTGTCGAGAAGTCTTTGCGCCACTCGGTCGCCCATACGTCCGGCGACACAACTAACAACAAAACGCCACTCAGATAAACCGCCAACAAACGCGCGGTGGTAGGTAACCGATTCTAATTGAATGACGGCAACCGGCGGGTTTATTTGTTCGGGCAAATGGTCGGCGACGCGTAGGCCGCTAATTGTTGCGAGGCGTACACCGAGCGCGGTGTAAATGTCCGATGCGGTGCCAGCCATTACGCAACCGCCATAATTTTGAACGGCTTTAGCATTCTTTCAACGTCGGGGTCGATGGCGCGAACGGTGATGGCGCCGAGGTCGCCGAAACCGGCAACGCCCAAAAGTGAGTCGCCGCGCTTAACCAAACGGCCGGCCAAGATGATGCAGGCCGAGCGGATTGGGAACGGGACATCGGGCCAACCCCAGCGGGCGGTTACTTTGATGGGTGCGGGCGCTTGCGTTAGCGGGAAAGTTCCGCGAACGGTTGCGCGTATTTTGTTGAGCGGTTCTTTCTTTAGTAACGCGTTTAACGGTTCCAGTTGGTAGTCGCTCGCCGTTAAGGT